GTAGCCGGAGCCGTCGCCGTAGCCGTAGCCGGAGCCGGAGCCGGAGCCGTCGCCGGAGCCGTCGCCGGAGCCGTAGCCGTAGCCGGAGCCGGAGCCGGAGCCGGAGCCGGAGCCGTCGCCGTAGCCGGAGCCGTCGCCGTCGCCGTAGCCGGAGCCGTCGCCGTAGCCGGAGCCGTCGCCGTAGCCGTAGCCGGAGCCGGAGCCGGAGCCGTCGCCGTAGCCGGAGCCGTAGCCGGAGCCGGAGCTCACAGTCAGAAAGGCTTTGAGCTTCTCGTCAAGCGTCATCTCTTCCACTCCTTTACCCCGCGAAGCGACACCGATGCATCATCCGTGCACGGGATGATCTGGATTGCTCCCAGCACGGTCATTTCCGGAATCATCACGGTAAAACGGCAGTTGCCCGGTGCTTTCGTCCCGTCCTGTGCAAGCTGCTCAACAGCGCACGCGCCGTCCCAGCTCCACAGCTTACGCACCTCGACCATGGTAACCTCGGAGCCGGTTCTCTCCTTGATCTTGCCGAAAAACACGCCTGCGCGGTCGCAGCGAACGATATAGTCCTGATTGTTGTTCATGATAAAATTCCTCCTGATTTTTGTTAAAATTTAAAGCTCTCTCTGAGCCTGATCCCGTTTACCTCTGCCTCCGCCGTAAAATAGCGGTGTGCCTCGTTGATGTAGACGATTCTGCCGTGTACGGTTCTCAGTTTTTTCAAAGCTACCCAGTCCGCTCGCGCCCTCAAAGGCTGTGGGTGTCCAGCTGTATGTGTCTCCGATGTTCATGCGTCCTCCCTAATGTCTCCTCCCCATTGCTCCGCCATTGCTCTGGCGATACCGGGGTTAATCAAAAGCTCTTTAATTTCGTGGAGAAGGTCGAAAGAGCCGCTAATTGTCGAGATTTCAACAATTTTGCTTCCGCCGCCGTCAATTCTCGCCCACTCAACAAACTTTGCAATGTCACGGCAGGAAATTCTCCCGAGCGCTGTTTCCGACCATTCGCACCGTGTAGAATTTTCTGGTGGCGGATTTTGTCCGATAAGCCACCAGTCAGGGCCATATCTCCGCTGGAGCTTAAAGTAATAGTAGTCGTCTGGATTGATTTCTACGTTGATAGTCTCAAACCAATCTAATGACGGCTGCGTATACGAAAACTTAAATGGTGCTTTAACAGATTGTGACATTCCACTCCCCCCCCTCGCAGATATCTACGATGTGCTCACACAGGGCCTCCGGGATAACTGACCGCTCCCGGCTCCCGGCAAGCCCCTGCGTGCCCGTCTTTGCCCCTCGCGGCGCGGCTACATGGCACGGGTCTCCATTGTGACACGGCGGCTTAAATCCTGGATTCGGGTGATTCGTCCAGATATCGGTTGGTTTCATTCTGCTATCGCCGTATTGGCAATATGTAACGGTGTATCTGGGCAATCCCTGCATCCACGTCATTTTGCGCATGCCTCCCCTCGGGTTCTCGATGAACCAGTACATAGGAGATAGAGCTAAAATCAGACGCAAAACATGTTGGTCAACTGCATCACAAAACTTTGCATATTCGCTAATAGGGTCTAAATTCCCCGTCTCTGGATTTTTGCGCCGATGATGCGATATTGCGGCAATGGAAAAGGTCGCGCAATCTGGGCTTGCCCAGATAACGTCCGGACGCCCAAAACGGTCCAAGATATCCTGCGCTGTGACGGTCATGATATCCGCGTACCAATCGATATGGTCAAAGTCCTTATCCCACTCGATGGAATACACCTCGTGCCCGCGCCGCTCGAACGCCTTGCCGATGCTTCGCGTCCCCGCAAAAAGCTCTAAACACTTCATCTTCTCCCCTCGCATTCCCCAAACAGCTCCCGGAACGTCATGCCCGTCAAATCTTCCAGCGCGAGTAGCAACCGCACCGTTGTATCGCGGTCGCCGCGCGCCCACGCCGACACCGTAAACTGCGATGTTCCGATGGATTGCGCCAGTTCGGTTTGGTTGTCGTTTGTCTTTTCCAGCGCTTCCTTGAGCACTGGATAAACGCAGAACTCAAACGGCGTTTTCGGTCTCATGACCTTGCTCATGCCCGCACCTCCCCAAAGGCCTCTTCAAATGTCAGCCCAGTCACCGCAAGGATCGCCTTGATCACGCGAATACTGAATTCGTTCTTCCCCGTTGTCCATCGCCACGCGCAGAGCGGGGAAACGCCGAGCTTCTTGCTCAACTCCGGCGGCGTGATACCGGAGTCCTGCACTGCCGCCTTGAGCTGTGGATATACGACCGTCTTAAACGGCCCGTGGTTCGTGTTCTCACTCATTTCCCTGCACCTCTCCGAGCAGCGTCCCGACAGTCACGCCCAGCGCTTCGGCAATGTACTGATACGTCAGCAGAAAGCTCATGCACTTTCCGGTTTCAAGGTTTCGGATGCTGTTGCGCGATACGCCCGACTTTTCCGCCAGCTTCTTCACGCCAAGCCCCCGCATGGTTCTCCATTTGCGGATGTTTGCGCCGACTTCCTCCGGCGAAAGCATCCCATTCTTTGAGGGCGGAGATTCCGCCAAAATATCGCTTACGGAAATATTCAGCGCTTCGCTGATCTTGTACAGCGTCGGCAGCTTCGGGGAGTGCTCGCCCTTTTCCAGTTTCCCGATATGCCCCTGCCCGCATTCCACCATTTCGCCAAGGCGAAACTGGCTGATGCGGCGCACTTCGCGAACGTTTTTGAGCCGTTCGCCCAACTCTTTTTCTGTCAACATCTTTTCTTGCTCCCTTTTATTTTTTCAAGTTCTGCATACGCCGCGTTTTGAAATGGCGCGCGCACAGCCAGTCGCATTTTGCGTCCGTCAGGCGGCGCTTTTCGTCCTTCGCCGCACTCCGCGCGGCGATATCCGCCGCGTAGTACGGGCAATCGCTGTGACAGCCTACGTGCCGCGTTGGCGGCTTGCAGAAGTGGCAATGCTCAAAGCTCATCTCACACCTCGCGGATCGTGATGCCATATTTGTCCTGCATCAGCTTCTTTTTGAGCAGGTAGTTCTTCGTTTTCATGCCCTTCGCGTCCTCGACCTCTCGCAGCCAATACACCGTGCCGTTGCAGTCCGGCTCAGTCGCCCGCTCGTAGGTAAAATCCGCACGGTAGACCATCGGCTTGATGCGTTTACCCTCGATGGTCTTGTAGCCCTCCACGAGGGTAAAATTGGCTTGTAGCCGCAAATCGCGGATCTTACCCATCGCGCGCAGCACTTTCAGCTCGCCGAACCGCGCCGCCTCGCGCTCGGAATCGAACTTGATGCCGTCGCGCACGACCTTACGGTTGCCGTACTTGTTGCGCTTCTTGACTTCCTGCACGGCCATCTTTGCCATGATCTGAGCTTGGGCATCTTTCCCAAGCCGAGAAATATCAATGCCCATTACTACCCTCCAACACCGACTTGACATACCGCAGCCGCTTATTCGCCTTGTCGCGTCGAAGAGTGTCCCCCTTGAACACCAGCGGGGCGCACATCTCGATCACGCGATCATAAATGCGCTGGTAGTCCATGTTCTTCGGCTTGCACAACTCGTCCAGCGTCAGGTTCGTGGTGACGATCAGCGGCTTTTTTGCCTTGTATCGCTCGTCAATGACCGTGTAAACCGTCTCCATTGCGTACTCACTGCTGCGCTCTGCGCCGAGATCGTCAATCACCAGCAACGGGTAGTATCGCACCTGCTTGATGATTTCCTGCTTGTCATATCCCGCGTTGAGGATTCGCGGGAAGCTCGTAATCATCGCAGGGATTCCGCGATCAATCAGCTCGTTGGCGATGCACGCAGCCGCGAAGGTCTTGCCGTTGCCGGTGTTGCCCCACAGCAGAAGCCCATTGTTCTCGCGCCGCATATCGTCCCACGCGTCGGCATAGCGCTTGCACTTGACGATTTCCTCGCTCATCGTTGCCGTGTCAAACCGGCACGCCGTCAGGCTCTTGTCGCGGATTCCGTCAGCGCGCAGCGTTTCGATGCGCAACCGCTTCTCGCGGTCAGCGCGAGCTTTTTTCTCGGCCTCGTACTCTCGCGCCGCACAAGCGCACTGGCACCCGACAAGGCGGACGTTCCCCCCGATGGGGATGCGGCACTGCTTCGGCGTGTTGCAATGTCCGCAGTACAGCAGCCCATCTTTCTCGTAGTCGACCAGATCGCGCACAGGCTCGGCCTTTTCTGCGATGCTGTCGATCAATGCGTCAACGTTCATAGGCTTCCCTCCGTGTTGCCGTAGTCGTAGTGATACCCTCTGCCGCTCTCTGGTAGCTCATCGTCCCACCGGCCTTGATTTAGCCATGTGGCGGGGTGTGGAATAAACTGCCCGTTGTTCTGCGTCCATTGGTCGCTGCACTTCTGCCGCTCCACCGCGGTCACAAGTGTTTCGAGTGGGACTTTGACCCGCTCGAAAGCTCTCTTAGCAGACTGTTTCCCGATTTTTCGCGGGTAAACTGACCAAAAACGCTCGAATGCGTCCCCCGTAGAGGGGGATTTAGGGGGTATATGTCCTTGTCCTTGTCCTTGTCCTTGTCCTTGTCCTTGTCCTTGTCCTTGTCCTTGTCCTTGTCCTTGTCCTTGGCTTTTTTGGGTTTCCGAAAAACCGCTTTGGTTTTTTCGGTTTTCCTTGGTTTCCGAAAAACCGCTTGCTTTCGGCGGTCTGCCGCCCTTTTTCCCGTTCTCTCGACAGGTATTGGCGGCGGCTTCCTGCGCCTTTATGGACTCGTCAATATCCCGCTGAATCGCGGGCCAAATAAACCGTTCGGGGCCTTCAAACTGCGGCTGTTCTCCGTTTTTCCGGTAAGCGAGCATCGCCCGGACGATAGCCCCAATCGACTCGTCGTCATACTCGCGGAAATAGTCCTCGTAGCTCAGCCAGAGCTTGACATATTCTTTGCTCTCCGCCATGCCGTCACCGCCTTAAAACGGCAGCTCGCCGTCGTCCTCGCTGATCTCTGCAAAGCCGCCTGCGGCGCTCTCTGAGGCGTATTGCGGCGCGGTGGTATCATTACACTCCGAGCGCCTGTTGTCTGCGAAATACACGTTGTCAGCCTGCACCTCGTAGCTCCTGCGCTTGTTGCCGTTCTTGTCCGTCCAGTCGCGCATCTGCAAGCGCCCCTCGACGCCAATCAACCGACCGCGTCCAGAGTAGTTGCAGAGCACTTCCGCCGTGCCGCGCCATGCGGCAACATCGATCCAGTCTGTGCCGCCCTCTTTGCCGTTGCGATCAACGGCAAGAGGAAACGACACAACGGATACGCCGCTGTTCGTCTTTTTCAGCTCCAAGTCACGCCCGATGCGTCCCATCAGGCATACGCGATTCATGCTCACTGTGCGTCACCGTCGCTTTCGATGACCTCGCCGGTCGTCTCATCCACGGTGTAGTTCTCCGCCTCAATGACCGTGTCATCGCTCACGGAATACATGTCCTCGCTGATCTTCGTTTTGATGGTCTCATCCTGCGCCACCGCGCGAACAAAGTCGCTCTTGAGCGGCGCATACTTGAGCACGCGCTTGAGCACAGTCTTCTTTGCCATTTCCTCGAAATTCGTCTGCCACGGGCCGTTGCTGTATGCCTTGGAAAAGCGCTTCGCGTGGTTGCGAACGTCCTCGACGCTCATCACGTCGTAGCCGAATCCTCCGTCTTTCGTGCGGAACATTGCGTAGATGAATTTCGGCTCGCCGCGCTCGCCGCAGGCGGGCTTGTGGTTGAGCTTCGGCTCAAGGCCAAAGGAATATTCAAACTCGTCGTTCTCGTAAACGACCTGCGCCTGAATGATGCTGACCTCACCGCTGCGGTACGCAAGGTCAATGAGCCCCTTGTATCCGATTTGGAACTGCGTTTCGAGCGTGCCGTGATTGCGATAAGGGATGAGATAAGCCTGCCCGAGAGGTGTATTGGGTTCCAAGCCAAGCTGTGCCGCCGTCATCATCGCGCCGAGGAAACTCTGCGGAGTGGTCTGCGCGAGCTGTTTGTTTGCACTCAACGCAGAAAGCGTGATGCGCGTGAAGCGCTCCGGCGTGATGACGCTCGGCAGCGCCTTTGCGATCTCACCCTCCATCTGCTTGATGTACTGCTGCATCGTTGGATTGCCTTTCTTTACGGCCTGCGCACCCTGCGCGTTCTGAATCAATCCTTCCTTCATCTTTCTTTGCCCTCCTTCACCGCAAATTTGCGGAAATTTGTCGTTTTGTAGTAACTGCTCAGGTCCATGTTTGGGTGATCTTTGGCAAACGCCCTCGCATCAAACGTCTGGCGGCTCTGCGCCTTCCAGTCGACCGTGAAGCGCCCACAGTATCCGCGCTCATTGTCACCAAGGTCGTTCATGAGCTGCTGCTTGATGGTGTCCGCGTCCTCCTCGATGATTTTCTTTTGGCTCATCAGGTACTGATATTGCCCGATCAGGCTCTCGCGCCCGAACAGCTCAACCTCGCCGCCGCCGCCCTCGTAGATGGTCTCGATCGTGTCGGTCGTGCTTTCCGTGCCGTCCAGCGGCGGCGGGCTGTCAGCCTCAATGTAGTCGCGCCAGAAGTCCTCCGCGCAGCGCTTGACGGCCTCGATCTCTTCCGGGCTGACATATACGCTGCTCTCGCACCATTCCGGCGTGTCATCGGTGGGAGTTGTCGTGATCTGGTAGCAGTAAAAGCCCTTGCCGAGCACCAGCGCCGCGAGATACCACCGCGCCCAGCCGGTCACAGCAAGATACGTCACGCACTGCGCATAGTAGCTCTCGGGGAAGTCCCCGCCCTCGTAGCGCTTGAGATTCAGCGCGCTTGCCGTCTTGCATTCAAGACCGGAGCTTTCGCCGAGGATCTGCCGGTCGATGTTCGCATGCAGGTGGGGGCAATCCTCGCGGCGCAGCAGGTAGTTCATGCGGCGCACCCCCTTGCGGCTCACCTCTTCGAATCGGCTTGCTACATACGGCTCAAGGTCTCTCCCAACGCGCATTGCCTCGTTTTCCGGCTCTTCGCCGATCCTGCCGGTCTTTTCTGCCCATACCGTGTATGGTGAGCGGTATTTGTTCAGCCCGAGCACAGCACCCATGTCGCTGCCGCCGAGGCTTTTTCGCCGCTCTTCAAGCCATTCTTCGCGGCTCATGCCGCGCGTCGATATTTTCTGCATCTTCATCTTCGTCTCCCCTGTAGTTTTCGAAATAGGCTTCCTCTGCGCCGCAGTCCGGGCAGAACTTTTCCGTCACGAGGACATATCCGCGCTCACCGTCAAGGTTCTCGCGCCGCCGCATAACGTCCGGCTCGTCAAAAATGAGGTGGCAGCACGTGCAGCGATAGATCATTCCTCCGCCTCCAAATACGCCATTGCGCTCTGCACGCCGAAATAGCGCGCCGCCTGGTGGCTGTTAAAAAATACGTCGATGTGGTTGCCATTGACACCGCCGCCGCAATCCTCGGCGATATAGCTGCGCTGCGTACCGTCCGGCCAGATCAGAAGGACGCGCGTCCCGTAAGGGATCACCTTCGGGTCGACCGCGATCGTGCGCCCCTCGGTTGCCAGCGTGCCAGTCGCGGTGTAGCCGCTTGCCCACTTGCCGCAGCAGCAGCGCCCGGGGCAATAGGCCGTCAGCGTAAATTCGCCGAGAAACACGTCATTGCAAACGGCGCTCTCCGTCGCGGGAATGTCCCACGCGGGATCATACTCCTCTACGATGGGCGCTTCTTCCGGTTCCGCATCGACCGCCTGCGCGCTGGTGGCGAGGATTGAGATCACGATCAAAAGGATCGTTGCGCCCAAGCACGCCGCCGCAAACAGCGCCGATTCATCGGCCTTGCGCTGCTCTCTCGTGCGCTTGTCGTGCCGTCTCATCGCCTGCACCCCCTGTCGATGTAGGGCAGCAAATCGTACAGCACCTTGCACACCGCGCACGCGCCGATGGCGGCAAGGCTCGTGGTGAAGTCACAGCCGTTGAGCGCGATCACCGCAGCGGCGATGCCGCCGAAAAACAGCGTGTCAATCATTTCGTGCCTCCGATCAGCATGAGCTTTTCCGCGTCCGTAAATTGCAAAACTCGGTCAAGTTCCCAGATTTCTTCTAACGTCCAGCGGGAACGCCCCGCCATTCTGTTACAGATTTGCGTTTCCGATAAGCCGATTTCCTCGCCCAGCTCCTTGCCGGTGCGAATCAACGCCCGACCCATCGCGCCGCGCACGGCTCGCTCAAGGTCGTTTCGCCGTCGCGTTAACTGTTGTGGCTTTAGCATCTTGCCTTTTCCTTTCTCGCGTGCTACAATAAGCACGGACACAATATCTTGTGGTGAGATTTGTCCCACCAGCCCCGCTCGATGCTGCAACATTGGGCGGGGCATTTTTTACTGCCCATCGCTGGATTCAAATAGCTCGTCCACGGTCACGCCGTACATTTTCGCCAGTTTTTTGTGGTACTTCCGCAACGGTCGCCAGTCGCCAAGCTCCCAATGCGTCACGCAGGATAGGTCAACATTCAGTTTCTTCGCCACCTGTGCGCGGGTCAGTCCGGAGCGTTCTCGCAGCTCTCTCAATGTCAAAATTTGCGTCCTCCCTTCATTGTGAGTTATCATTGACTGCGGCGGGGAGATTTGCTATACTGCCCTTAGCCCTCTGCGGCAATCTCAAGGAGGTGGTTCCCATGACCAACCTTTTGACTTTGCCCGTTCCAGACCAAAGAAACGGCGCGATGCGATAGGGCAAGGGGCAGAACCGGAACTGCCAAAGTGAGCGGCGCGTCCATAGAAGCGCAAGTTTGTTTTGCGTCAGGATGGCATTGCCGAGCCGATGGAAAGAAGTCCATCAATTCGGACGGATGCAAAGCAAAGCGTCCGAGCATCCTGTGCAGCGCGTTCTGGTAAACAAACCCGGGGGAAAAGCATCCGTGAACAGACCACGGGTGCTTTTTCTTTTCCCCGCCGCAGTCAACGCCCGCCGAAACCTCATAAACGTGAGAAATCACACTTGACACTGCCCCGAAAGCGTATTACAATGAAATCGCCAAAAGACATTGCAAAAAAGCCGCTTTTATGGGGGGATGGGTTTTGTGTACCCTTTTCCGGTGGGCATGGTTATATGATACCTCACTTTGTGGGGTAAGTCAATACTTTATACCCCGTTTTTTGGGTTTCGGCAAAACCCACAAATTGAGGTGTTTGTTTTGATAAGATATGATAGAATCCAAGAGCTTGCGAATCTTTGCGGGAAAAAGAAAAGCTTCCTTAGCAAAGCAATGGGGTTTTCGCCGAGATATTTAATTGACGCTAAAAAGCAAAACACAAATATCGCCGATGAACCGTTGCAAATTCTCGCAAAAGAGCTTAAAACCACGCCTGAATACCTCCGTGGCGAAACGGACGACCCAGGCATAAAAGAAGCCCGCGCCGCAGAGGGCGAGGGCATGGATGGTAAAATCGCTCAGTTTATTCGCTCTGCGTCTGCGGAGGAATTGGATGAGATTTACCGCTATATTGATTTTTTGGAAAGCAAGAGGGAGAAGAAATGAAACTTAACCCTGATTGCGTTCGCGATTTGATGCTCTTTTGCGAGGAACATACATACATCAAGACGGAAGAAATCGGAAAATGCACCGCAGCCAGATATCATGTTCTTTATGTAGATTCAATGCGGCTTGTCCCTCCATTGAATAAGTACGACGTGGGTTCGCTGATTTATCATATTATCCAGCTTTCCGAAAGCGGATATCTGGCAACAGATTTTCACTTTGACCCCGTTGAGAATTTCCGTCATAACGAACTGCCGGCTATCTACTATGTCACCCCAAAGGGGCATGAGTTTATCGCGACAATTTCCGAAAAAGCGCAATGGGAAAAGACGTCAAAAATACTGCGGTCATTTGGGTCGGTTTCTTTGGCGGTGATTGAAACAATATCGAAGGGTATTGCATCGGCAGCTATTGAACAAATAATAGCTCACAAGGCGTGACATCGTACCCCCCGTTCGTTTCTTCTACCCTCACATGGGTTTCGCGAAACGGAGTGCTTTGCGCGGCAAGCTGATTGCTTGCTCTGATCGCCTGATCTAAACAGGCGGGTAAGTATTCCGCGCTGCTGGCAGAAAGCCCGGACGCGCGGATTGCGTCCATACACCGGTTTACTGCGTCAACCATTTTTGCGTCTATGTACCACGCTTTCGTTAGCTCTTTCATGGCATAAGCCTCCTTCAATAAATCTTAGAAGCTGGTTTTTTTCTTCTGGTGCAAGCGATAGCGCGGAATAAAGCACTTTCTCTCGCATTATTTCAATATCCATTTCGTTTATTGTACCATTTTTTACGCCATTACACAACATTTTGTGTCCCTCCAAATAATTATAGTAACGGGGCTATATGTCGATTATTGCACAAGCGTGCAACAGAAAATACAAAACCAAAAGGTGGTGTGCCAAATGGCGAAGAGCAAAATCCCCGGCCTGTCATTTAGTTGGAAGCGTACGCTCGGAATCACGAAGATGAAAAGGAAAATTTCAAAAGCAACTGGGATCCCAACGACCAAAGCAGGGCGGCAAAGAAAACTTGGTAAGCTCCTTGGTATGAAGTAAGTGATAAGCCCTCGCCGCCTCTGCAACAACGGCGAGGGCTTTTTGCAGCCAGCGGGGAGCGGTCGCCGCTGCTTGTTTTCACCGTACAACACCCAGCACTGCACTTTCAAGACTTGGATTCGACACTTCGACAGCGTCCGACATATTTCATTGCTACAAAAAAGTGCAACATTTGCACTGAAAGGATATGATGTTAAGTGAACATTCAGAAACGATGTCAGGAGCAAAAAGACTTGTTAAGACTAACGCATCAAGATATTGCCGACAAAGCAGGCTTACCGTTGCAAACAGTAAAAAATTTTTTCTCCCGCGCATCTAAGTCCCCATCAGTTTATACGGTCGCTGCGATTTGCAAAGTGCTTGGCATATCCCTTGATGAATCGTTCGGAATTTCCGAACACTTGACGCCAACCGAGGAAACTTTGCAAGCGCGTAACGACGAGCTGGAACGACACGTTGACGCAAAGACTGATACCATCGAGATCATGCGGCGTGGAGTGCGTATCCGCAACATTGTGATTGTTATAATGTTTGTCATCATTGCTATGCTTGCTGTGTGGTGCGTGTACATTGATTTTCACTGCATAGATTACGGATTTTGGAAGGGGATTTGATGAAAATACCAAAAGCAAAACTGCTGCCATCTGGGAACTGGAATGTCAGCGTCATGGTAGACGGAAAGCGTGTGTCCGTCACAGCTCCTACCAAGCGGCAAGCGGAGAATGAAGCCGCCGCATTGAAGTCCGGCGCAAAGTCTGCCGCTCGTGCGTCTGAGCGCACGGTTGGCGATGCTATCGACCGATATATTGACAGCAAGGACGCGATACTCTCCCCCTCCACCGTCAACGGGTACAGAAAACTACGCAAGGCGGTTTTTCCGGAGTTGATGAGCGTTAAATGCGCCGCTTTGACACAAGATCGCGTGCAGCGTGCCGTGAATAAGATGGCACGGGAAAAGTCCCCTAAGTACGTCCGCAACGCTTACGGCCTGTTTACGGCGGCAATGTCGGAGGAATGCCCGGATAAAGTGTTCCGTGTATCTTTGCCGCAGAAGGAAGCACCTAAAATCAAAATACCTACCATGGAAGAAATCAGAATCTTGCACGAGGATTGCAAGGGCACAGTATTTGAATTGCCTTTCTTGTTGGCCGTCTGGCTCGGCCTCCGTACATCGGAGATCAGAGGTCTGACATGGGATTGCCTTGACGGCGATATTCTGACGATCAAGCAAGCAATGGTAGACGGTGAGGACGGCCCGCAGCTCAAGCAGCCTAAAACCTATAGCGGAAACAGAAGACTAAAAGTGCCGCCGTATATTATGGGGCTGCTTAACGCAACACCGCGCGCAGATGAGTATATTGTCCATGCAACCAGGAACGTGCTGTATAAGCATCTGCAACGCGCGTGCGCCCGCTGTGGAGTTTCTCCGTTCCGCTTCCACGACCTCCGCCATGTAAACGCGTCGGTCATGCTCAGGCTCAATGTCCCGGACAAATACGCAATGGAGCGCATGGGGCATTCCACAAACAACATGCTCAAAAACGTATATCAGCACACCATGGATGATAAAGCCGTAGCAGTGGCAGATGCCGTTGACGGCTTTTTTGAATCCGAATTTCATCTGTAATTTCATCTGCAATTCATCTGCAAAAACGCTGTTTTGGCGGAAGATAACTTGCAAATATCGCAAGTAATGTGTAAACAGGTAAGACCGAAAACCCTTGCAAATAAAAGAAAAACCCCGCAGCCGTTGAGACTGCGAGGTTTTTTCATTGGTGGAGGCGGCGGGAGTCGAACCCGCAACCGAATCCGCAAAAGCATTGATATTACAAGGTTTTTTTAACTCATCTGCAATTCCATCTGCAATTTATTTTTCGAACTTCCGCATGACGCTATTATAGACGCGCTCGTTTACAATTTTCAAGCTGTCCATCAGTTCGTCCATGATCTCCCACGCTTTGTCCGGCGAAACATCTGCCACTGCGCGCAAAAAATCGCTGTCGCCGTATGTTTCGACGTTGACCGGCGCGGGTGCTGCGGAGTATGCCATTGGCAAAGCCCTCTCTCTGATGCCGCTTTGCTGGCCACGGATGGCATACAGCACGGCAAGGCGCTCATAGTTTGTCCAGCTCGATTCTTCCGTTTCGAGGCGAGCTATCCAGCGATTGACCTCATTCTCGTCGACCATAGGGGCGCACCCCCTTTAGCCCTCGATCGTGTCCATGCAGCGCTGGATGGCTCTGCGGATGCTTTCATCGTCGGCGTTGTCCAGCATTTCCTGTAACTGGCGTTTCATATTTTCCATGCCGCCGTCGCGGGAGTAGTGGCCACGGACGTAGTGCGTGCCGCGTCTCGCATTGGACATGTCACGGTCATAAGCGCCGCGCATACCCGACTGCCAGTCTCCGTCGCGGGAATAGCGGCGAGAATAGTCTTCATCGCGGGAATAGCCGTCGTCCTCCAACATCTCAATCTTATCGATGTTCTTGACGGTGTCCGTCAGCTTGTGCGCAATTTCGAGATCGCCCGCGCCAAGCTCGCCCTTACGTGCCAGCTCGTCGAGTTCGTCGCACAGCATATTGCGCAACTCGTACATTGCTTTCTTACTCATGTCCATTCTCCTTTCACGCGATTCTCTCAACCGTCAGGTTCGAGTTGGCGAAGTTGACGGCCTGAGTGCTGGTGTTTTCCATTGCGACCGTCAGGCAGCAGCCTTTCGGAACGCAGACCTGTGCAGAAACATAAATGTTAAAGTAGTTTTCTACCGCCGCAGGCGTGACAGTCGCCGTTGCGCTGGTCAACGGCTCTCCGTTGATGGCAAGCGCCGCCGTGATAGCCTCAACCGTGCCTCCGGTGGGAATGGCGATGTTGCCGCCAAAGGAGACCCTAAACAGGGCGCGATTTTGATTGGTGAGGCCGCGCAGCGTGATTTGGCCGCTTCCTTCTCTATGCACAATACACGCTTTCCCGCTTACCGCTGTAGCATCCAAAGGAACGCTTTGATTTGACGCAACAGTTACAATGTTGTTATTTACATATTCTGCCATAAATATCATTCCTTTCGTTTACAAATTCTTTTTGGCTTTTCAAATATTTCCTCGCCCGTCCATCCTCTCGAATGTCTATGATATGCAAGCGCTCTATCAAAATTAAGCAAGTCGCACCACTCGGCTATTGTCTTGGAATCCCCTTTATAAGTAACATAAACATTGTCTCGCCTGTTTCTACATTGCCATTTATTGTTTATCCAACGACAATTTTCAGGGCAATAGCCTTTTTCATTGTCTTTTCTATCAAGCGATAAAGTTTCATTATACCCATTGGCTATCGCCCAATTATAAAAACAAGAAAAATCGTTTGCCCATTCGGAACATACCGAAACGCCCCTACCGCCATATCTGCCGAAGTCTTTTGAACTCTGATTATTGCATCGGCATTTCATGCCATGCCATATACGATAAAGACGCGTATTTTTCATTCCGTGCGTTTTATGCTTATCTCCAGATAGTTTACCGGCCATACATCCACAACTATTTATCCTCCGGTCTTTTAACTGGTCAGAACGAACGCGAACATACTTTCCGCAATCACACTTACAAAGCCATCTTCTGGTGTCTTTGTTTATACTATATCCCTCTCGCTCATTTGCCGGAATGAAACGGACAACAGTTAAATAGTTTATGCGCTGGCCTGTGTAATCTACTTTTGGTGTTTTCATAAGGTACGTCCTCCTACAATAATTTAATTAAGCTTAATTAAATTATATCACACTTTTTTCTTGATTTCAAGAAATAATTGTGTTAAACTTAATTAAATTTTAGGAGGTGTGTTATGGCCCAAAACGAACTAAAGAACAGAGCGCGTTTCTCTACCACCATAAGCTTCGAGACAGAGCGAGCGCTAAAAGAGTATTCAAAGGAAACCGGTGTTCCAATTAGCAAAATTGTTGACAAAGCAATTCGCCAATATTTAGAAAGCAAAGGAAATACTTAAAAAATACAGCGGCGAGGCAATAGCCCCGCCGCGTTGTTGTCAGTATCGGCACGGGGCCGACCATCTCGGTAGCGTCACCGATATGGTGACCGAGAAGCTATGCTATGCAGTTGTCAGCAGCCGCAGCCCTGATTGCAGCCGCAGCCGCCGTAACCGCTGCCTGCCCACGGGTTACAGGTAATGTAGGCAGGCGAAGGGCACGGACGAAGCTGAGAGATCAGATAGTTGTTCTGCGCGGCCTGAGATGCCGCCAGCTTCAGATTCTGATTCTCGGTCTGGAGGTCGGACAGTTTGCTCTGCGTCAGGAAGTCGAGGATGGCGCGGCTGTTCTGGTTGTTCGCGTCAATAATGTCGCGCGTGGCGTTCTGTACGGTGTTGCGCGTGTCGCACGCCTGCGTCGCCATGTCGTAGCGCACCTGGGCGATAGCTGCACGGTTTTCGCAGCAACACTCAGCGGCCTGCATCTGCATGGCAGTCAACTGCTGCATGAGAGCCGCCTGCTGGTTACTGCGGGAAAGCTCAGCCTGTGCAAAGCCGTTGGCCATTGCCATGTTGGTGCCGTTGACAAGCTGCGCCTGCTGGTAAAATCCGTCGCAAAGGCCCTGATTTACACTGTCGATCTTACGCTCGACATTAGCAAAATCAGAGGTCAGCACATAGCCATCGACCACGCCGCCGGAATTGCCAGCGTTGTTGCCCCAGCCGTTGCCGCCCCAGCCAAAGACGGCAAAAATGAGGAAGAGAATAATGAGCCATGCGCCGTCACCGCCCCAGCCGAAACCGCCGCCGTTGTTGGTAGGCGAGACCGGCATGGTCAGCATGGGAGCGCCGCCATCGGAAAGAGACATAGTATCACTCCTTTGAAAGATTTTTATTCATCAAATCGTGGCCACGATGTTGATTTTGCCAAAAGTTGAACAAACACTTTGCTTAAATCTTGCTTAGACTTTGCTTATTGCATCAGACTTTGAAACTGCTTTGCCATCTGTTGCAGCTGGTTTAACTGCGCCTGAGAGAGCTTACCGCTCTGCAAAAGTTTTTCAACCTCCGCTTTGGGGTCACCATGAAAATTTGCCTTGAATTGCTGGAACTGCTGCAGCATCTGCATGAAGCCGTTCCCTCCGCCGAGCGCTCCGAAAAAGGGATTATTCATCGCCATCGTCCTCCTTGTGCTTCTTCTTGCCCTTTATTTCGCCCACAAGCGCCGCCAGACGGTCGAACTCATCGCGGGTGACAAACTTATCATCCATTTTTTTAGTATCATGAGGTTTGTTTTCAGCGTCTTCCGTGTAATTAAACGTCCTCATTGGAATAGGCGTGCCGCTTGCGTCTCGCTCCTTGATGTGGAAAACCATCGAGTTTGTTTCAAAGATAATTACTCGAGAATTTGGGGCGACCATAAACCCATTTGCTTCTTCTTTTCCTCCGCTAATCCATACAACGCTTGTCTGCATTTGCTGCGGTTGAGCCGTTTGCGCAGGCATTTGTGGCTGCATCATCTGTTGCTGCCGCATCTGCATGAGGTTGTCCGGCATCGGCGGCGGATAATAGGGGTTGAAATAGGGATATGCCATGTTCATTCCTCCGTTTCTTTTACCCAGTAATAAAGCGGGATTTCGTTCTCACTGTTCCAGCTGTCGTAGATCGTCCCATCCTGCACGCACACTACATGTCCGGAGAGGGCGAGAATATACGTACCGTGCGGGTGGTCATCGGCAAACCTCCCGACCGTGTAGCAGTCCGGGCAAGTGTCCGGCATGATGTAGCGCCGATAGCCGAGAGACCGCAGATACGCGCCCCAACAGGCATTTGCATTGGGAAGATCGCCGTCTAAGTATCCCTGTATGCACAGAGCTAAATAGATCTCGCCCCAGTCTTTCCCGGTCGCCTTGCAAATCGCGCGCACGGTGCAGTCGCTGACGTTGCGTCCGTTTGGATTCGGGTTGAAATAGCTATACATGGAACATCTCCGCAAAGTAAACGTATGTTCTCAATTCGTCAGGGTCAGGAAAAAGCGCGAGAATGTCCATCGCCATTTGCTCGGTAAATCCACAAGCCAAAAGTCGTTCGTACATCTCGCGCACCTTCTTTCTTATTCTGTTTTTATGATGCCATAAAATTCGTTTGCCAAATGGTCATCGTTTGGTCATTATTTGGTCAAAAAATATTTCAAAAAAGCTCTTGACATACCACGCATTGCGTGGTATTATAATCACGTAAACAAAAGAGGGCAACAGCCCAGGAGGATATAAAAATGAAGCTTACCGATGGAAAGAAGACCGTGGAGATCAAGATCCAGCGTTGGAACGGTTCCGGCTATGACCCTGATTGGAGCGCCGATTACTTTAACGCAGGCTCCCTCCCGTACGATGAAGAGACCGACACCTACACCGTCGAAGATGTAGATTACTGCATCGAGACCGCGAACAAAACAAACGAAGACGGCGCTTGCGGCAAGTACGACGAGAACGGCGATCTTGTCCGCGACGAAGACATGTTCGTTTTTGTCGAGGAGCTGAATTAAAGGAGGAGTTTACCATGACCGATAAGCAGTTTTACAGCATCTTTTCGGACGCGCTCTCGAACGAGGGCGCGCCCCGCGAAGCCTTTGTCTCCGATTGGGCCCTTAGTTCCATTTGGGACGACGATAATCAAGATGTTCCGGAGGAGCGTATTGCCGAGGTCGGTGGTATTTGGGATGTTGCTCATCTATCGATCTGCGACATCCGCCAGTATACGGGTCTGTCTCAGGCGAAATTTGCAACTCGCTTTTGCATCCCTCGCCGATCTATCGAGGACTGGGAGTCCGGTGCAAGGCACTGCCCCGACTATCTGCGGTTGTTGCTCGCACAGGCCGTTGGATTGTACAACGATCGTCGGTTTTGCGGCCAGATCAATTCTCGCCATGCGGACTAAAAAATGTGTAACCTGCGGCAAGATTTTTTCCACCGATCGCGCAGAGCAGGCGAAGTGCGAGGACTGCCTTGCCGCATCCCGGTCAACCACCCTGCGCACGCGAACCTGCCACACCTGCGGGGCCAACTTCATCGGAGGGCCCAGAGCCAGCTACTGCCCAACCTGTCGGGCAGAGCGGCAGAAGGCCCAGAAGCAAAAGTACCGGGCCACCGGTTTTTCCCGGCATCTGGGAGATATCGATAACTGCGTGATCTGCGGTGGAGAGTATGTCATCCAATCTGGCTTGCAAAAGTATTGTCCAAAATGCGCCCCGGATGCCGTCCGCGAGATCGACCGCGCGCAGTCAAAAAACTGGAATACCGCACACGATTACTACATAAAACGCCGCAAAAAATCCCGCAGCGGCGTAAAGGTCTGTGTTGTCTGCGGCCGGGAGATAGTGCCCGGTACCCCTACCGTCACCTGTTCCCCCGAGTGCGCCGCCGCCCACCGAAAAGAGGTTCAGAAACGCGCGGACGCCAAGCGCCGGAGCGGGACGAAATCAAAGCAAAACGAAGTCAAAAAAGAGAGCACCGATTAACCTCGGTGCTCTCTTTGCCCATCCGCGATTTTTTTGTATGCTCGCCTGCGGCAGCGGTTGACCGCCTCCGGCGACAGGTGCAGCGCTGCACACACTTGCGCGTAGCTCTTGCGCCGCACGTCGCACTCGATAATGCACGCCGCCTCGTCCTGCGGCAGCTCGAAGGATAAGATATACGCCACGGCCCGCTTGGGGGCCATAGAGGATAATTGCGCGCGGATTGACCTGTGCTGACTGTCCATGCCCGTGTAGGGCTTGCAGAGGCGCTTGCGCGTGGGCTTTCGCCGCCCGCTCCTTCCTGTGCCCGAATCGGACACCGTTATTTTGTTGCTCTCTGGATCATCGTCACGACTTCCTGCCGCGTGATAAGTCTCTGCGGCGCGCTGCCGTCCGTAATGCCAGCCGCCTTTGCCGCCGCCCAGTCCTTCGCCGCCCACGAAGAGACGGGCTTGGTGCCGAGCTGCGATAAATAGCTGTCCATCATCTTGTTAAACGTTGCCTGATCCATGTACTCCTCCATTTCCGGCGGGTACTTCCCCGCCAAGATCATGCTCCCTGTGTATCGCATATGGTCGTCCCATTGAAAATGCGGCTTGTCGGGGAATTTCTTCCAGTCGCCCCCCCACGAAAAACCGACTTGCTTGCCGATCTGCCCGCAGCGGGCGAAGAACGACGGATCGTCGTACTCATGCCCCTTGACGTTTTTGCAGATGTCGAACGCCAGCCCCGCCTTAACGCCGTGGAACGTCGGCCTTGTCGCGTTTTTCGCCGCGTAGCCCATGCGCGCAAGATAGCGCTGATACTCGTCATCTCGCACCGTCTCCGTCACCAGAACCGGAAGCCCCGCTTCCTTGCAGAGGTCGAGGAAGATGACACAGTTTGCGCGCACGTCCGCCCGCAGGTCAGCAATGTCCCTACTGTGATACATCGCTGTCACCCTTGCCGTCCTCGTCCTTGCTTTTGTTGTAGCTGGACGTCGACACGCCGATGAGCGCGCCGATAAACAGCGCCACGGCGCTGATGGTGGTCGTGACCTGCTCGGTGTACCCCCACCCCCACACACCCGCGAGGGCGGCGTAGAGGCCGGAGCAGGCGGGCAGTACGATGAGCACGAGCCACTTGAGCACATCGTACACCTTGTTATTCAGTTCAAATTTCATTGTTCTTCTCCTTTCGTTTCCGTCCAACGATAATTTCTACCAGTGTCAACAGCCCAGTAAAGGCTTCAATGATGCCGCCCGTACCCAGCAGGTACGGGAAGAGGTTGTCCCACTGCCACCCTTTGATGCTGTAAAAGATGACCGTGTAGATCACAAAAGCGGCGATGAAAATGCCAACGATAATCAAAATGATGTTTCTCGTTCGCAATTTCGATGCCTTTTTGATAAGGCGCTTCATCCGACCGCCCCACTCAGCAGCCACGCGATAAACGCGCCCGCCAGCGCCGCGAGAGCCTTGTCGACCAAACTGTCCCAGCGTTTCCCCGCCTTGCCCGTGATGGCCTTTACGTCCTCTTTGATCTCCTTGACATCTCCCTCGACGGTCTCCTGCTTGGTCGCCAGCACTTCCACCGACGTTGCCAGCCTGTCAAGCGCCGTTTGGTGCTCCTGCAGTTCATTGATTCGGTGCGTGTTACTCTTGCACCTCGATTCGATCAGCGCGATTGCCGCGTCGTCGTAGTGTTTTGCATTATCCATATCCCGCTCCCTTTCTGCGGCGTATTACACCGCCTTGAAATAGTTCCCCACCAGCTCGTGCGGCAGATATTGCAGCGTGATCTTGCCGCCCGCCTGCTCGCCCGTGCGCTCGCAGAGGTACGTCTTGCCGTCCTCGCCGTCGAGGTAATACTTGCCGTATTCGTACTCCATGCCGCGCGCTGCGGGGATGGGGTCATCCTGCGTGCCTGCGTGCTCGGCGTCGATGACCGCCCAGAGGGCTGGGGTCTTGTCCGGCGTCCAGTCGGTCTGAGAGGTATGCGCCTGACGGCACTTATACACCTTGCCGCTGTAGCTTCTGCGTTCGCCCTCGTTGTACTTGACGGGGTATGCCCATGCTGTGATGAGTTCCGGCACGCTCGCCGCCTCGCCGTCGCTCAGGCTGACCGCCGCCTGCTCGATAATGGGGCGCAGCTTCACCGCGCGAGCGTATGTGACCGGCTCACCCGCAAGGGCGGTGACGGTCGCTTTGGCGCTCTCGGTTTCCGTGGGCTTGCCCATCTTGATCGATACCGTGCCGTCGCGGTGGTCAGTGATGGCCCCCGACAGGCTGTACGCGCTGTTGTCCCACTCGTTGACGACTTCCTCGGTCTCGCCCGTGGGCTGGCCGTCGTTGTCGTATTTGGGAACGGTGTCGCGCTGTACGATGCTCCACGGCGTGTTGTCGGGCAGCAGCGCCGCCGCGTCCGTGGTGGTCATCGTCAAGCGGATGTTCTTCACCTCGCGCTCGTTCCATTCGCGGTCTTTTAGGATGCCCGTGATGGTCGCGGGGTACTCAGTGTTGTTGACTTTGATGTATGTTGCCATGTAATCACTCCTTTATCTTTTAGAAACAGAAGCCGAAGGCCACGCCACGCGCACTGTGCGCGATGTTGTAGGAGGCGCCGTAGCTGTTGACAATGCAGAAATTTGTGGAGTTGCTGCCATACGGAGAGCGCTCCCACCAGATGTACGCGTTTCCGTTGTAGCTCTTCACGTGGCTGTTGCCCGCCTTGTAGTAGTCGTACTGCGCGCCCTCGCCGCTCTTGGAATAGGTGCTTCTGCCGAAAATCTCGACCTCACTCAGCAGGAACAGCTTGTCCGCCGTGGTGTTGATAGTGGCGCTCTGGTTGCCCGCCGAGGTCAGCTTGTTCACCTCGCGGATGCCGCTTTGCACCTCAGTCGGCATCAGCGCCAGAATGGCAGGCAGATGTGTACTTCGCATGGCACAGCTCGTCCAGCCGCCGCTGTTGGTGTTAGAGCTGTTCATGTTTTTTATCTCGCCGTAGCAGTCATGTAGCTGGAAGGTCAGCGGTGCCTTGCCTGAGCCGTCTGAATAGTCATCGTGGTTCTTGCCGATGATGTCGATCTGGTAGTCCACGCCGTTGATGGTCATGGGCTTCTGGTCTGCCACCTTCCACGTGTCCGGCACTTCGTTGTTGTGGCATGCCTCGATGATTTGCTCCCATGTGTTGTTGGCAAACACCGGATCGTAGGACGGCGCAAACGTGATGTCATACCCCGTCCCGCCGATAAGCGTCCTGCCCTTGAGGATGTTGTACACCGTGCCGTTGACCATGCACTTGCCGCCCTTGACGGTGTAGACCGTGCCGTTCACGAGCGTCTTGTGTGCGGTAAGGTCAACAGGGACAACGTTGCCGCTGTCGTCCACGAGGGTATTGGAGGGGAGGATGATGCAGGGGCGGATTCCGTTCGAGTAGGATGCGTTGCTGCGGTCATAGTGGCCATTGGGGCTGACGCGCCACACGTTGCCGCTTTGGTACGGGGAGCGGAGCCACCAGAAGGAGGCCGAGCCGTCCAGTTTCGCAATACGCTTGTTGTTGGCGGACGTGCCGGTTCCAGATTCAAAGTAAGACAGCTTTGCACCGTCAACCGGGAAATACTGGTTGTCGCTAATAGTCCAGCCTACTTCGTAGCCGGACAGCAGGAAAATCTTCGCGGGCAGGCCGTTCGCGCCGTTCTGGTCTGTGCCGTTAGAGCCTCCGTTCTTGCGGTACGGGATCTTCACCTGCTTGATGGCGTCCCTAATGTCGCTGTCAAACAGGTTCAGGAACGTGCTGTTCAGATAGCTGTGTATGGTGCTAAACTCGAGATAGTTGGTATCAGAACTGTGCCACTGCCTATCCTCGTAGATGTCCTTCATCAACAGCCAAGTGCCGTTACAGGACTCGTCATACATGCCGGACGGCTTTCCCTGATGGACAACCAAGAATTCCTTCCGCGCACCGCCGACGTTGAGGTACACGGACGAGCCGACCGCCAGTGTGCTGATCGCTTTGTTCGCCATGTTGCCCTCCTTAACCGTACAGCCAGTTGATGGCGTAGTTCTCGGTCGGCGTGGTCTCCGATGCCACGAGCGTCTGCTTGACGATGTTGCCGCTTGCGATGTAGTCGCTGCCCCGCGTCGCTGCCACGATGCCGCCGCTGCCGTTGCCCTTGAGGAGGGAGGTGGTACTCGGCACGTTCACGGACGGAACATTTACCGCGCCCGTCTTACCGTTGACGCTCGTCACGGGGTACGGCGGCGGGTTGTCGGGGGAATACTGCCGCTCGTTTGCAACGTTGGAAAGACCAACGTCACTTTTGCTGACGCTCTGCAATGCACTGTCTGCCTTGCCGAGGGACGTTTGCACGTCGACTGCAAGGTCGCTCTTGGCAACCGTAGACTTAAAGGCCAGACTGCCGAGGTCGCTGAACCACTTTGCGATTTTGCCAAACAGCACGGAGAGCTTTTCGCCCGTAGCGATGTTTGCGCGGGCGGTCGCCGCCGTGAACGCCACCGTGACGTTACTGCCGTCGCCGGTCTTGTCCAGCTTGCCGGAAATGTCCTGATGCTGTGTCAGATAGCCGCTGTCGTTGGTGAGTTGAGAGGTCTTTGTGGGGATTTTGGCGCGGATGTCGGGGTGCGCTGTCTTGTCCTCGTTGTGCGCCTTGATTTGCACGGATACGTCCGGCGTAGGGATTTTACCAATAGCGTCATCAACGTACTTGTACACATCCGTCCGCTTGCCCCGCGGGTCGTAGACGCTTGCGAGCATATCGCCAGCACCTTGACCGTTCGCGCCGTTGTAGACCTCGAAGTCAAACGTCGTGCCGTCCGTCAGGGTGATGGTATAGACGTCGCTTGTGCCGGGGGCATGTGTTCCGCTCTTGAGCGCGATGCCGGAAATGCCGTTGCCGGGTGCGCCCTTTGGGCCGGGAGCGCCCGTCTCGCCGCGCGGCAGGCCGAAGGCCAGCTTGTAAACATTGTCCACGAGGGACTTGCTCACCGTGGCGGGCTTGCCCGTCTCAAGCGTGACCGCCTCGACGATCATGTTGACGATGGCGTCGCGCGCCGCCTGCGCGTCGGTCTTTGCGGTCTCCGCCGCAGACTTGGCAGATGCCGCGTCCTCGGCGCTCTGAGCGGCCTGTGTGGCTTTCTGCCCCGCAGCGGTCGAACTACCCGCCGCCGCGTCCTTTGCGCTCTCAGCGGCTTCCTGTGCCGATTCCGCCGCCGTTTTGGCGCTCTGTGCGCCGGTCTGTGCACTCTCCGCCGCTTTCTGCGCGTTGGCGGCAGCGGTCTGTGCAGCCTTTGCCGCCGTCTCAGACTTTGCCGCATTGGTTGCCGCTGTCTTCGCGGCCTGCACCTTCTCGTCAACGCCGGTCGCAGATTCAGCAGCCGCCACCGCAGAAGATGCCGCCGCCTTTGCGGAAGCATCCGCCGCAGCAACCTTGTCGTCGATGCCCTGCGCAGCGCCCGCGGCCTTTGTTGCCGATGCAGCCGCCGCGTCAGCCGATGCCTTGGCGCTGTCAGCGTATTTCTTAACCCCCTGCACCTCTGCCGCAACGGAATCCTTGGCATACTGCACGACCTGCGAGCCTTTCAGTTTCTTCGCCTCGCCGCTTTGCTGCAAAACGAAAAGGTCTTCGCCCGTGATCTGTGTTGCTTGGGTGAGGTCAGAAATTGCTTTATCAGCCATCAGTTACCTCACTTTCCTTCTCGGGATTCGTCTTGCCCTCTTTGGCGGGCGGCTCGTCCGGCTTGTCCAACTCGGCAAAGGCATTTTCGAGGTTCTGCATTGCCATTGCCATGCGTTTAGCCTCGCCGCCCTTAACATAGATGCCGGTAATCATGGCATATGCACTGTTGATCTGCTCCCGCAGTTTGTTTTTGTCCATCATTATCACTCCTATCCTGATACGTTCCAACTGCCGGTATAGACGTATGCGTCGTATGCGTTCCACCCGTTGGTATAAATGTATGGGGTGTATGCTTGATTGTTGATGTATACGGCAGTGCTTGAGCTGTCGCTATACGTTGTGGCTGTGCCCTCGTCGCTGTAATCTGAGGCAATCCACGAGCCGCCCCAGTAGTAGAGATTGCAGACCCACTCATATTCTGTGCCCGGAGAAAGTCCCGTGATATAGCCGGAAAATGTGCTCGTGCCGCCGCTCGTCTCGGCGGAATCAAACTCAAACGTTCCCACGCCGGTAATTCGCACGTCAATAGAGCGCTGATAGCTGTAATCATCTGCGCCACCCGTGAATTTGGCGTAGACTTCGAGCTTCGTTCCGTCTCCATCCACCGGTGAGAGCGTGCAGTAAAATCGTGCCATGTGTCACCTCACTGCAAGAGGAAAAACAGTTGACCATACTGCGGATTGCTGGGAAGGCTTGAGCCGTACATCTTCGAGCCAATTAGTAGCGGCCCGCCGCCAAGAGATACAACATCGCTCAGCGTAATAAATGCGCCGTCATAGGAAGAAAGATAAATATTGCCGCCAGAGTTGAGCTGAATACCACCATACGTCGTGTTAATGGAAATGCCGTAGCCGGTAGTTGTGTAGGCTAGCTCGATACTGCCGATGGATTGATTGCTGCTTGCCAACAATTCGACTGTGCGGCCCCTGAGCTTTTCCGCCGTGATGCTCGTCCCGTCAATGTATGTCTCAATAGCGCTGTCGACTTCACTTGCGCTCAGTCCCGCATTGTTGTCGACGTAAGTCTTCGTCGCATAGTTCGAGCCGTCCTTAAGATCGCCGACGCGGATGCTGCCGGTCTGGATTTGGTCAGCCGTCAGCGTACCATTGATATTTGCCGCATCGACGTACAAATTGTCCGTCTTGATGCTGCTGCCGTTGATCTTGGTCGTGCCGCTCGCGTCCGTCACCGTCAGGCCGGCCAGCGTGGTTTTGACCTCGGTGTACTTGCCGTCGATGCCCTCGACCTTGAGCATGATCTCCTCGCTGGTCTTGGTGATAATTGAGCGCGTTTCGGCAATCTTACGGTTGAATTCCTGCACGATGTACCCCTCAGCCGGATATTCGTCTTCCATCTCCGCTTCTCCGGGGGAAGAAATGCCCGCATATCCGCGGCCATCATCAGAGAGTTTAGACAGCGGCGAATAAATGCCACCAACCGTCACGCCGTCGCCCAGCTCTGCCGCTGGATCGATGTTTGCTGCGCCTGCTTCGTACGCCTGATACTGGTAGCCTTTCATGGTTTGCAGTAAAGCATTTACCATTGGCTGCGTGGCGTGAGGGCAACTTGCAATGACCTCCATTCCGGTATCGTCGCCCGCCGTCAGGCTGTTTTCATCGTCCACAAGCAGCGTCACGCGAGAGATAGGCTTGTACTTGCCCTTGTCGGAAAAACTTGTAACGTCTTTGCCGACATAATATTTATCAGACAAGAATTCTCACCCCTCCAAATGTAATAGCGTTGCCCGCTTCTGTAATAAGATAGTTCGTCTCAGCAGGCATAGACAACAGAGGAATAAGCAATAGTTTCCCTGCATCGGTCATAATCCAGTTCCCACCGTGCGCCGCTGCGATAAAACATAGCTCATTGCGGATAGTGTAGTCGTTTGCAGGATAGTCGATGGTGTATGAGCTGTTGAGCACTGCTCGGTTGTCAAGCTCCACGCCCATCAACTGGCAAAAGATGTTTACAGCGTCAGGCATAGTCATCGGGAAGTTAAGCGACTGGTCTGGCTCCCACACAACGTCAGCCTTTCTCATAGCGTCGTATGCTTCGAGTTCCCAATAATCCCCATCGCAGGAACGGCGGTTGGTAAAAAACACGCCTTTGGGAATCCAGTCTGTCGCCTGACTGCCATTAACAAGCCTGAGATAACGCTTGATCGTTGCGGCGCGCGGGATATTGTCTGCAATGACTGCAAGTTTTAACGTCGCGCAACAGGCATTGCCAATCCCGAACTCTTCAAACAACTGCGATTCAACGGAGTGGGAAACTTCCGCGTCTTTCCCGTACTCTACGTCGTTGATGACAAATTTGTACTCTCGTTCTGTGCCGGGCTTGTGGAGCAGCTCGCGCCACAGCGCACTTGTTGTCTGCCCCATATTTACACCTCAATCAAGTTAAACGTCGCACCGCCCCACACCTCATTGTCGTCCGCTGCTTCTTCAAGCGTGCATTCCATCGACGAGCAGTAAAACGTGCTTGTGCGCACACCGTGCAAGTCAAGATACTTTACGGTACAGGTCGTTTTGTTGAGATCATCATCAAGCTTTGCCAACATATCCCGCGGGATGGAGCGCGTCGTATAGCTCAGTTTGCGCTTTGTCGTGATCTTGTCGCGCCGCATTTTGCCGTCTTTGGTACGGGTGGTCTTGTCGCTGTCGAGATCGTTTCTGCTCCACCCATACCCTTTCGTTGTGATTGCGGACGAATAATCCGTGCCGTTGATAATAAGAACTTCCATGTTTGCCCCTCCTTAGTACAGCAGCACGGGCTTACCCGCTGCGCGTGTCATGTTGTTGATATTCTTAACGGTGCTGCGTGCGATTTCCTTACCGTCGAGCTGGATAACGACCGTTGTTGCACCGCCGCCCGATTCCGCCATAGCCTGCTTAAATGCGTCAACCATCGTTGCAAGCGGAGTTTCAATGTTCGTTCCGCTCTTCTGGTCGCCCAGCACGGCAAGAAATTCCTTGTTGGGCGGGATAACCGCGCCGGTCGCAAGGCGGGGAAGCTTAACCTCAGAGAGAGACGATAGATGCCCGCCAATGCTCTTACCACCAACACCTGGTACCCAGCTCGGAACAGTAAACTTGATCGTATTGATTTTACTAATCAGCCAGTTCAAGCCTTTAATGACGGCATTGATGGCGCTCTCGGCAATAATAACGATGCTGTTCCAGATGCCAGAGAAAACTTTTTTGACACCTTCCCACGCAGATTTCCAGTTGCCCGTGAACACGCCCTTGATAAATTGGATAATTCCACCGAGGATATTATCTTTCAAGTTTCTGGCAAACTCTGTCAGATTACCAGTTAAGGTAAGAATCGCAACGACGATTCCAGCAATACCAGCAACCACCAAAGGAATAACGCTTCCGGTCAAGAAAAAGAAACCAAGTCCAGTGGCTACAATGCCAGAAATCAGCATCAGAGTATTTTGCAAATTTGCACCGTTGGTAACGATGTCCTTGAATGCCGTGATAATTAGCGCAGCTCCGCTTACGACAAGCCCGATTCCTGCTCCAACCTTGCCAAATGCGATTGCAAGTCCGCCTGCAAGGGCAACAACGCCTGCGAGGGATTCAAGCAAATTCTTCCAGTTCACGCCGTTGTTCCACGCATCTGATAAGCCATCCCACAGAAGGATCAATCCGCCAACAGCGATTAGGATGCCGCCGAGCTTTTGCAGAATAGTGCCAAGCACACCCGGCAAACTGCTGCTGATTTTCCACAGCGCTAAACCTGCCGCAATGAGCATGACTGCATCAGCGATTTTCTTTAAGCGGTCGCTGATGTCGTCCATGTAACTAAAGTCCGGAGTAATTGCGTCAGCGGATGCCCCGCCACCCGTATCGTTTGCGGTATCAGTGGAAATCTGGTTGATCTCATCAAACGCCGCAAGCTGACTTGCCGCTTTCTTCGCGGCGTTGCCCGTTCCCTTTAATGCACTGGTTTCCTTGTTCAGTGCCTTTGCCGAGTTAGCAGTTGCCTTGACGCTCTTGCCGGAGATAAGCGCCACAAGACGCGTGATCTGCGAGACTACTGCCGTGATAACTTTTACAAGCAGGGTAAAGGCGGGGACAATTACACTTACAAGAGGCTGTGCCAGCGTCAAAAGCGCTCCTTTAAGCTGCGCAATGGATTCTCTTGCCTCGGAGTTTACCATTACGACGTTCTTTACCCAGTCACGCACTTTTGTTAATGCTTGGGTAATAACTGTAAAAACAAGTGCACTGCGGACAACGGATTTTAAGCGCTGCCCAAATACTTTCATGGAATCTGCCGCCGCTTCGGTTGCATTGCGCAGCCCTGCGCCTTTGGCTCTGCCCTCGATCTGCTGTGTTAGCTCGACTGCCTGCGTTTTCGCGTCGGAAATCTTATCGCCGGTTTTGTTGAGCTTTTCGTTGAGCTTATCAATGCTATTTGCAGTTTTGTTAAATTCGCTTTGCAGCATTCGCACGCGCTCTGCTTGCTCGGACACGTCGATTTTCTCATACGTGCCTTTTGGCGCTGTGCGCATATCGGCAAGCACCTGTTTTGCCGCATCCAGCTCTGCGCCGATGCTGCGCAGCCGGTCTTCCATCGGCGTTTTCTGGTCGCCGAGCCGGTTGAATTCCTTTTGTAAGGATTCGATATTGCTTTTAACTTTGTTTAACTCCTGATGGAGTTTTTTGTCGCTAATAGTCGCTTCAAATACGACTTCGCCGTCAGCCATAATATCACCTTCTTGCTTTTTGGTTTTTTGCGTGATATCATCCAAGAAGCCATAAATAATGGCAAGGAGGAATGAAAAATGGATAAGATGACTACTTGCAAGGTATGCGGGGCATCTATCGCAAAATCCGCTACCACTTGCCCGCAGTGTGGAGCCAAGCAGAAAAAGCGCCACCCAGTGTTGGGGATCATCATTGCTATTTTCGGCATTTGTCTGATTGCCGCCGCATTGAACGGCATGGGCAATGATTCTGGATCAGAGAGCCAAACGTTTGCCGTTGGAGAAACCGCCGAGTTAAATGGGATCAGTGTAAAGTTTGATTCCTGCACCGAAAGCAATGGATCGCAGTTCAACACGCCTGATGATGGTAATGTGTTTCTTCTTTGCGAATTCTCCATTGATAACCAGTCGGATAAAGATATTGCCGTTAGTTCTATCGCATCGTTCAACACCTATGTTGATGACTACTCGACAAATCTGAGCATTTCAGCCACCATCGCAACCGATAAAACTCAGTTGGACGGAGCTATTGCTGCCGGTAAGAAAATGACCGGCGTTGTCGGATACGAAGTCCCCAAAGACTGGAAAGAAATCGAAATTCGCTTCACTCCTGACTTTTGGTCTGGAAACGAAATTACATTCATTGCAGACAAGTAACCACCCTCGCCCGATGCTATTTTGCGTCGGGCGTTTTTTTGCCCAACCACGCATTGATCGTGTCGTTTTCTTCTTCTGTCATCGGCTTTTTTAGATCGACAAGCCGCCTGTTTTCTCTGTAAAATTCTCTATCCGACTTGTCAAGCGTTTTCCCCTTTGCTTTCAAGCTGCGGATTCTCACAATGTTTGCAAACAGGCAATCACCGATTTCGTAGTACGCAGATACAAATGACCACCAGTGAAAGTAAGGCATTGCGCGCACTTCCTGTCCCACAACGCGGTTGATAGGAGCCACAATGTACTGGAAGTCTTGTTCCCAGTCCATCAGTTTTGGGCGCTTTCTGTTGTCACCCTCATCTCCGCAGTCGAGGAACCACGTCATTTGCTTCACGGCTTCTGGAATGTGCTCATCCGGCATTTTTAAGAAGTCCGGATAAAAGATATCCAGCGCCGCAATCACTTTTTGCTCGTTGGTCAGATCGACCGCAGCAAATACCGACAGCACGTCCAGTGCCGCGCGATAGTCTGAGCGGATAGCATACTCAACGCCGCAGACATTCAGCGACGTCGGAAGTTCATACATCATTTTTTGTACTTCTGCGTATACTTACGGATTTTTTCGTCTGCAAGTGCCTGCTCCCGCTTGGTCGCTTCGTCAAACTGGTCAATGATGGCATTCATAAAGTTCTGCCATACCGGAGCGCCGTTTGCTGCGGAATAAGCATTTACCGACCCAAAAAGCGTATCCGCAATATCCTGCTCGAACAAATCGTTGATGATGTCGCGCATCTCCCTGTCGATGGAATCCACCATGTCAAAGAGCTCGTCGCCCGGCTCGGTTGTATCGAGCTTTGACACTCTCTCTTCCTGCTTTTTTCGCAAATCATTGAATACGCGGTACGCTTTCTTTGCGAAATTTACGTCCGCAGGGTTGAAATGCACGGTCACAATACCGTTTACACCTCGAATGGTGTATTCTTTTACGCCAGAATCAAAGCTGAGTTCCATACTTACCTCCGAAATGAGGGCTGACAAACGCCAGCCCTCTTTGATTTAGTCCTCTGTAAACGTAACAGTGCCGCCGGAAATGGACGCAGTGCCCGTTTTGCGCGTGCCGCCAAGCGTCACGTCGATAGGCATACCGATAAAGCCGCCGCCCTCGCCGCCGAGGGAAGAGGGTTTGACCATGCAGGACGAATAGCGCTCCGCAAAGACTGCCGTATTCGCCGTGCCTGCATAAGCGTGGACGATCAGCACGTCCTGATTTGCCAGCGCCGCCGCGTTCTGCTCCTTGACCGCGAGATTCCACACCTTGACGATGGCAGGGTCGCCAGCGTCGAGATTGGACGGGTCAAAGGTCTGCGTGATAATGGGTTTCTTCATGGTCGTGCGCGTCGTGCCGAGAATGTCCTTCGAGGAATCCTCCTGCCAGTCATACTCCATGCTGGAATCCGTGACGCGCGTACCGAGGGGCGACCACGTTGGAGTTCCGGTTTCGCCCGTGTTCAGATACGCGATCAGAAGTTCGCGGTCTACGGTCTGCCCCGCCGTGGTGTTAAAGGTCATATCAGCCATTTTTAATCACCTCGTAGTTCATTTTCATAAGGATTTGATGATCCTCGTCACCATTTTCATAAACGGCAAAAAGCGAGGATCGCGTTGTCGGCTCAATGCGAATGACGCGGCGATTGTCGCCAATGTCAGGCGGCGTTTCACTTGCCGCCCAATCGCCCAAGGCGTTAAGCAACTCGTCAGCTTTGAGCCGTTTGTCGTTGCTATTTCCCGGCTTCATGCGGTAGATAACCTTGAATTGGTATTCCGCCTGATACCCGCCGAGAATGTATTTCTTGACGATATACGCCGCCTGAATCGTAGACAGCGCCATTGCCGGAGTATCGGCGGGAAGAAATTCGAATCGAATCAAATCAACCGGCTTGTCATGGAATGTGTTTAACCACGCAAGCAACTTTCGGGAGACTTGATCCTCTTCCGCTGCCGAGACCGTCTTTTTAATCTGTTCCAAATTTCTTCACCGCCTTATCTGCTACGCGCACCCACTTATCAAGGTTTTGCGCCTTAGATGCTTCAAACCAATGCGATTGTGCTTGTGGATTGACATCCGTCCTGAACACCAAATTCCGATCTGTCGTTACCTTGTGCTCGCCTTTTCGCACCCAAGAGCTGCCGGTTTCAGGGTCTACCATCAGCTTACCGTTATAGAGGTATCGGGCATAAGGCCCAGGATATACAATGCTGTTTCCGATAACTCTCGTCCTGTTCATAAGCCCTGCGGCAGCCCCAGAGGACGGCACAAATGGACGCGTGTCTGTCTCCACCTGTACCGCAACTTCGTGTTCTGCCTTTGTACAAGCCCTTGCAGCGGCTTCTTTCACCGCATCCATGCCGGAAGTGTCAACGGTAAATTTCAGTACCATGTTATTTACCACCGCACTCAAAATGCTGCATATCCGGGCTTCCGTAGTCCATCATGTCAACTTTGGTGAGGTTGTAGCAGTCATCGTGGCTCAGAACGACGGTCATGTTGTCCGACACGAATTCGCCCTTTACAAAGCACGTCATGCCACCGTTACCCTTGTATGAGAGCGTCCATAGGTTAGACTTGTCCGCCGCTTTGAAAAACGATTGTGGGCCGATGTAATTTTTCGGCTTACCTGTTACCCCGTCCACCGCTACCACAGAGAACGGGATATACAGGTTGACCGCATCCGCCCCTTCAAGGCCGCTTTCCCGCACGTTGACACCCTTTGACGCTTGCAGCATGACCCCGCGCAGGATCGTGGTATAGACTTTCTCGACCTCATCAAGAGTTGTCGGGTCGATCTCCTGCACGATGTTGTAGATCGTTACAGTGTGGGGAGCGTACATCTATACACACCTCCGCGATACAGCAGCCCAGTATGGGCAAGGTATTCCATGCACGTTTCTGCCAGCAGTTTCTTTGCCCCGTCCGTCGCATTGAGGGCAGACAAAGCAGATTCCCCGCCTGTTGCAAACGTTCTGGAGTGACTGCCTACCGTTTCGCTTTTTACTTCCGCATCATTTGCCGCGGCATTGGCAAGATTTTTCATTGCCAGTGCTTGTGCGGCTTCGATAACCGCGTACTTATCCACCAACGCGCAGCAGCACATCTTCACTGCGTCCAGATCGGCATGGTCTTTTGCCATGTTGCGCGTGTAGTAGTCGAGGAAGGAGCTGGCACGGACAACAAGACGCGGAAAGTCGTTTTTGCTCACGGCGCCCATATAGGTACCGGTGTAGTATGTATAATCAGCGTATGTCATACGGGTCAGCTCCTTTCAGATTAAGAAACGGTAACAGTGGCAGTGCCGGTCTTCGTGCTGTCCTGCTTGGACTTGGCCGTAACGGTGATACTGGTCTTAGTCTCAGCGGAGTCGATAGTCAGCAAGCCGTCTTCGCTGATCTTGGACTTCGTGCCATTCTGGCTCCACTCGACCTCGCCGTTGATAATGCCCTCGCCGGTAACAGCAGCAGTAAACGACTTGCTGTCGCCCTTTGCCATCGTCGCGGTAGCGGGCGAGACGGTAACAGTAGAGATGTCGCCGCCCTTGCCGTAAACAGAGAACGGGAACGGATTTGCCTTTTCCGCGTTGTAGGCGTTGATGGGGTTCGCGATCTCCCAGCCGAGACGCATGACTGCGCGCAGCGCCACCATATCGTTCTGCATGAGGTTGTAGGTGATAGCCTTCGTGGTGGGATCCTGAATAACGCCCTCGGTGAAGATCTTGAAGGTCATGTCCTGACGAATGGCATAGACAAGCTGGCTCCAATCGCCGACGATCATCTGAGCCTGGGCGGGGTCAAACGCACCGTTCATGGGGAAGTACATATCCATGCCGTCCAGACCGTAGCGGGTAGCGCCCTGCATATCGGTCTTGAAAATAGGCTGGCCGGAAGTGTCGCGGAGACCGCGCAGCTTACCGCGCATCTGGATAGCGGACATAACGCCATTGGGGTTGAAGCCGTCCAACTCGACCTTAGAGATTAGACCGCCATCGCCCATCACATCGGCGTAGATGTCAGAACTGATAGGCACGCCGTTACCGGCAGCGATGGCAGCGGGAACAACGCCGGTGCGCCAAGTGCTGGGCTTGTTGGTGCCGAACAGGATAGCGGCGTCGATGACCTTGCCGAAAGCCTCGGTCAGGCGCGGCTTAACTTCGCCCCAAATGTCATAGTCCGCATCGTCGAGTGCCGCCTCGGGAATGGGGACAATGACTGCGATCTCCTCGGCGTACAGTTTCTTCTTGTCCCACGCCATCTTGGTGGTCTGCTTGAATGCCTCACCTGCGCCGCCGTCAGTGGCTTCGCCATTGACAAAATACGCAGAGGGGAGCGCGTCAAGCACGTTGATGGTCTGCGTCTTGCTGGACATATTCGCCAGACGACGGCCCATGCGCAGGACAGCGGATTCCGCGATAGCGCCCTGCATGATCTCGCGGGTTACGGGTTCCGGAATAAGTCCGGAAAGTGCGGAACGATCAATAGTTGCCATGTTGTAATCTCCTTTTCGTTACTTGAGTGCGCCGCGGATCAGATTGTTCATCGCGGCATTATTTGCATTCGGTTTGTCGCCGCCGCCCACAGGAGCCGTCCAGTCAAACTTGACTTTCTGACGATTTTCCGTGAGCTTATCAACGGCCTGCTCAAAAGTGGTCTTGTCGTCCATCATCCTGAGAGCCTTAAACGCGATAAACTCCGCTTCCTCGCCGGTTAGCCCCTTGGAAAGCACATACTTCTCGCGCTTGAGCTGCTGAACTTCGGCCTGCGCTGCGGTCAGGGCGGACTTGTTATCCGCAAACTCCTTTTCGCGCTTTGCCTGCCGCTCCTGCTCGGTCTGCTGACTGTCTTTCCATGTGCGATACGCGGTCATCTCGTCCTCGCTGGGGTACTTTCTCCGTTCCCGGTCAAGCCTCGCCTGAATCATCTTGTCAACATCAGCCTGAGTGAACGTCTTTTCCTGCTCTTGCGCAGTCGTTCCCGTGCTCTGCACGGTGGTTTCTTCTGCCATAAAAATCTCCTTGTTTAACGACCTGTCGGTCAGTGTTGATAAAACAAAAGAGCCAACCTGTAAGCGTTCCTTACAAGTTGGCTCCTATTGCCCTTTCCCGCGCCCTATTGCGCGGGAGTGCTATATTTAATTGTTTTCTTCACCTCTAAGACAATGTACCCATCGCCTTTTCGTCGTATCTCTGCATCGTTGCCGCGCTTTAGAATAGCTTGCACGGCCTTGATGGCTTCGTCAAAGTTCAATATTGCATCTTCGTCCTTTCCCACTGTTCAGGCAGCCCCGCAGCCTCGCTGAACGCCTTGTATTTCGCGTTTAACCGCCGTAGCCGTATGTTTACCGCCCGTTCTTTTTCCGTCAATCCTGCGGCCTTGTAAGCGGCTTTCTCGCGCTTTAGATTACGGATTGTCCGCTCTACGCGCCGTTGCATCTGTGTTGCTTCGTATGCGGTGTATGTTTTCCCCTCAAAAGTGCAGCCGAGCCCATCGTCGATATGCTCAAGCTGCTTATCGGTATAGGTGCGCTCCATAACTCCTTCAACAAACGCCGACCAGCTATGCCGACAATTTGCTCCAAGAATACCGGTCACATCTCCAATGCCGCATGTGCTTTCAAAATCTGGATATTCCCCTTTTGACGCGTCGGGGTATTTCTTTGTAAATTCAGCCCATCGATACAGTTTGCCTTGCCATTTTTTGTGGTTTTCCCACCCTTTAGGCCCATCGATATCACGCGCTCCGGCGTGCGCCTCTACTTGCACAAGGTCGGTTTGCAAAAAGTCCATAGACTGTTCCGAGTATTTACGGTTTAGCTGATTTACCGCCGTCATAACCGCGCGGCGCGCTGCCACATCAATTTGATCTCGATGCCCGCTCTCATAGTCAACTACCGTCAATCCGCTGTCCGCAAGCTGCTTTACTGCCGTCTTGATAGCTTGATTGTAGTTGATCGCGCCGCTCTGGATTTGCATTGTCGCGTTATCCAGCGCCCATTGGTATGCTTTGGCAGGTGACAGCATTGTGCGCCCAGCGTCCACTAAAAAGCCCATTGATCGCGTTATATTGCGCATTGTTTGCTTTGTCTGCTCGTATATTGCCCAAGTATCTTCTACGCTTACCAGCGTTTCCGGCTGCGTGATGTGCGCAAGGTCAATAAGCTCGGTGTAATACTTCTGGTTGCGTTCCACAACATCGTCAAGCAGCTCATTCAACTTCGTTTCACTGATACCGGAAGTTTTGCGAATTGCTTTCTCAATCTCTTTTAGGTCGATGCCATGTGAGCGAAGCACGCGAATGTCTTGCACGGTTACTTCGTTCAGTTGGTCTGACGCTTTGAGACGGGAGCAGATTTCTTCCAGCAGCGTGATTTCAAGCGCACGGAACAATTCTGCAAGCTCTTCCGGAAGCGCGTCAAGTAATTCCGGGGGAAACGGATACCTGCTCATCTTTCACAACCCCAAAAGTCCCATTATTTTCTCCAAATCCCATCACTCCACCTCCTGTTGTCTTTCGGTTGTCATGTCCTGCATCTTCGGTAGCGCCGCCTTTGCGGTTGCCTCGTCCTCGTTTTTGTACGTCATGCGCATTTCATAATCGTTGAGGATCCCAGCAGACAAAAGCTGCATATCGCGCGCAAACTCAGCGTCTTTGTCCTGGAAAATACTGTCGTCAAAATCAATACTAATTTCAATATTTTCATCCAGTCCGGCGTTCATGGTCGTATTGCCCAGTCGGAGGAGAACCCTACAAAGTTCAACAAGCACCTGCTCCAAGATGATCTGGTGCTTTCCTCGCGTCTTTGCAAGCTCACTGTGCGTACTGATAACCTGCGTCGCAGTCGCCATTACGGCTTGGTCGATCTGATAAAAGTTCGTGCCAAAGCCGCACTTGCTCCCCAAGATATTAAGCGCGAACTGAACCCCGACACTTAACTTATCGGAGTTAAGTGTCATGTCGATTGGCTGAATAACCGCCCCATCGCTTACATCTTCTGGCATAACGTAGTACACAAGATCGTTTTCATCAAACGCCGGTGTACCATCAAGAAATTTACTCGCCGCAGGCTTAACCATAATGCGTTTTTTGCCCATCACGAACTCATTGATGTAAGCATCATAGGCAATATCGGCACCTTCGAGTGCATCGATAGCATTGGCATAAACCGAAATGCCGGTTGGAAGCAAATAGTTGAAGTTATTCGCAATGTTAAGTCGGTCAATGACAAATTGACGCTTATCGCTTCCGGTATGTACAACAGGGGGGATGCTCTCAAAGCCCTTAACATTGGTCAGTGCTTCGTCTGCAAGTTGCTCATTATCATACCGATAAATGCGGTTCTCAATGACGTATTCGCCGCCATCCTCTTTTCTATGGATTTGCAGATAGAGGTAATCGCGCCCGCCCCTTGTAATTACAGAGGAAAACGCGCACTCGCTGATATATCCGTTCTGCCATGCCAGCGGGTAGATATTTTCGATAGTCACATAGTCCAGCACAATGCCGGATGTATTGCCGGGTACGATCTCGCCGCTCTCGTTGACCTCCTGCCCCACTACGCGGGGAATGTATGCCACCGTGCCAAGCGCAGACTTCATTTCCTGCATCTCATTCGCCTTAACAGCAAAATTGTTCTCCGTCAAGATGCGGTCAATAAATTCCTGCTCCTTATTCCCTTCAAGCGTTATCTGCACTTTTTCGTTCATGAGCAGATTCGCCCAATCCTCGCACAGTTTCTTTCCCATTCCAAGGGAATACCGCTTGCAGTTGACCATGCTTTCACCGTTACGGACGCGGTAATTGTGGAAGCCCTTTACATTTCCCTGATACCAGCTTTTCCACTCCGCAACCTTGCTGTAAAACGATTCGGGGATCGTGGTATAGCCAAGCTCGTTAAGTTTTAAGATAACTGCATTGCTCATGCGATAACTCCCATCCGGCGAGAAATCCGCTCTAAAGCGTATCTTGTGGCATCAATCAAATGGTTATTTGCATCAGGATACCCGCTGATGATGTCGCCGTCTTTATTCCGTTCGTATTCGTAATTTACAAACTCTTTATACGCGTTTGGTGTCCGGCGGCGGTCAATGACGATCTTGCGCCTCTGTAGCCACTTCATGCCGTAGTCCACGGAGCCGGGGCCTTTGATAGCCTCCTTTGCCGGAAGGCCAAGCGCCCGATAATCCGCAGTGCTCTTCGGCTCTGCGCTGTCACACGTGATGTACGCGTCGCCATATCCGCACCCTTTGATAATTCCGCCGCTCTCCTCGTTTGTCAGCTTATTTTTATAAATCTCGTCAATAAAGTAGATTGTCTCCCGCGCCCGGTCGTAGTGTAGCCGGATAAACGCAAATGGATCTGGATACCATCCCCAGTCAACACCTTGGTATATCTGGTCGAAGCTCCCGATCTCCTTGTCCGTAATCTCTCGCAGCTCCAAATTTTCAAACACATTTCCACCCGTGCCGACCGGAATGCCAAGATACTCGTGCTGATATGCACGCTCGTCTGTCTCTTTGAGGTGTTCCGCTTCTGCAAGAAACTGTTCTCCCAGCCATTCAGGCGGTGCTTGCAGATATGTTGACTTGTGGCACAAGCGGGCATCCCGTTCTTCCAAGCTATCCTTGTTTGCCCAGTTGTCGCGCGAAATTGGTGGGTTATAGCTTTCAAAATTCCAAAACACCGAGCCACCGCGCATGGTGGACTGCAAAATGTTTCGGATTTCTGCGCGACCGGCAAACTGGTCTTTCTCTTCAAAGTGCGTCACGGCGATATAGCCAAACGGCACTTTGATAGACTTGATCTTCATAGGGTCATCAGCGCCCCGGAACATGATTTTCTGGCCGGTGGGCTTGTATATCAGTTCCATCGGGGAAACTTTGGCTTCCCAATACGCCGCCGCACCCAGCTCACCAATTGCCCAAATGTATTGTGCATAAACACTATCGCGAATCGTATTTGCCACTTTGCGGAGAACCAGCGCGTGGCAATTTCGGTTCTGCTTCTGCATCAGAATCAGCGGGACAAGGATAGATACCGTCGAAGACTTTAGCGAACCTCGACCGCCGCTGAAATCGTAATGCGTGTGCCCATGTTGAAACACGTCTTTTGCAATGCTATAGAACACCGGCGCGATCTTTTGCGAAAGAAGTATCTTAGACATCGATAACCACCATCACACCATCGTCATTGTTATCTCCGGTTTTCTCTTGCACCATCGCCCACTTGTCGATCAGCGTTCCCATCGCCGTTGTGATTTGGCTGAGATTTGCCGCCGCCAACTTTTCGGGGTCGTTGAGCATTTCAAGCCCCTTGCCGATAAACGAACACACAAGGTCTTTGTGGTCGTTCATGTACTCCATCACATCGGCGGTGTTCTCTTCTTTTTTTTGCTCGCACTTTTCCACAATGTCGGCATTCGCTCGCACAAGGTTCTTAACCGTCGTTGCGGACACGCCGTTAATTTTTGCCGTGGCGCAATAGTTGTTCGTCTGCACATAGTCCGCCAGTATTTTCTTTTTCTGCCGGTCTGTCAGACGCGCAGCCATTGTCACCACCTCGCACTTTTATTTGCTACCAGCCCCCGCCCCTTGGCCTTACATAGCAGACTTTACCCGCCCCGAAGGGCATACACTTACTGGCTCAGGCTCGCCCGGTGTTGTCGCCGATTTGGCCTGATTTAATCGCTCACCCCATGCTCGCGCGAACCATTATTGCCGCACTTTCAGGCGGGCTTTTCCCATTGCCAAAGGCAGCGGCTCTCCTCTTTTGGAGCGGCGAGGCGGTATTGAGCCGCCACACGTCCGCAATGTTGCCTATAGCCATTGCTTTCGCTTCTGCTTCTGCGCGCCGCATATATGATCGTCTTTCTCGCTTAGATTGTCATATGCTACCGGCAACTACGCTCCGAAAAGTCGTAGCCCCTATTCCGTCAGGTCAAACCGGTCTTGACGCATCAAGACAAGCGCAGTTTTCAGCGAGCATTGTCATTTCCGTGTGAGCCATGACGACAACGGTCTCACATTGTCCGGGCGCTACCCGGCCTCTGGTGCAGGCGGCTGGAATCTAACCAACACCCCGTGCTCCCTAAATCGGCACGCGCTCTGCTTGAGCTACATCTGCATGTTGCGGGGACGGTGTGAAAAGATGAAAAGCACCGCGCCCCGCTATGGCGCAGGAGGTTTAACGCCATAAATGAGAGAACCGCAAAGGCTTTTACACCTCTGCGATTCAATTTTCTCATGATTGCAACGCCCTAACTCACTTATAAGTGAGTTTTGCAAAATATTTTTATAAACTTTTTGGATAGTCCGACCTTCCAAGCAAGTAATCAATCGACACGCCGAAATAGTCAGCAATGCTTATCAGCGCGTCCATTGATGGTTTCTGCGTCCCCATCTCATACCGCTTGATGGTATTGCGATTCAGCCCGCACAGCTCAGATAATACGCAGCGCTTTAGCTGATGGCGTTCGCGCAATCTGCGCAGCCGGTCAGGAAACGTGCTCATTCCTCTCACCACCGAGCTTTCTTTTGCCCCACGCCCACAGGTTGCGCCACGGGTGGGATTCTGCGTAATTGGCGCGCTGCTCAGCATTGCTCCATTGCTGATGCATATAATCGCGTTCTTCTTCAACCTGTCGGCAGCCAACCGTCATTCTCGATACCTCTGCATTCGCCCGCCCAAGCGCCGCCTCAGTGTTATTGAGTTTGTTTTCCAAGTCGGCAACTTCTCGCTTCGATGCCTGCCACGCTCTCCAATACTGCTGCCTCTGATCGTTCAAATGCTGAGCCGAGTTTTTGGCTGAATCAAAGTCCGCTTTCAGCTTCTTGATCTCGTTGGCATTGTTGATGGCTTCGCCGTTCATCTGGCTGATCTGCTCGGTCAGGGTGGCGTTTCCCCGCTTTAATTCCTGCACGTCTGCCTGCGCGTCCTCCACCATCTTTGCCATCTGGTCTTTGATGTACTTCTTTACGTTGATGCTCATAGCTTGGCTCCTTCCATTTTCATCTGTTCTTCCCATCCCCGGTCGCTCACGATGCTCACGACCTTGCAGTCGCCGTATCGCTCGATGTCCATTGCAATTCGCTCCTTGATGCCCTGCGCATCGGCGGCGGGGACGTTGGCTTTAATCGTGATCGTCAGCATATACGTTACCTTTCACGTGCTCTTTCCACCACAGATATTCTTTGCGCTCTCGTCGATATTCAAAAATCAGGCTTTCCGCCTTGCAAATATCGCGGAATCTGTTACTTGCTGCAATCCATGCAGTCTCAACCAGCCACCATAAAAAGCATAACGCTGCAAGTATCGCTGCAATGCCGCCAATCGCTATAAAGAACATTCCAACGCCTTCAACAAAAGATTCCATTCGTTACACCTCCTTCGGCTTTCCGTAGCTACAAAAGCCATCTGCGCACATCATTTCAAATGATTTCATACATTTGCCTTTCGGGCCGTCATCTGTCCCATAAGTATCGGGGTCATCATCCCAATGTACACAGTCATTGCACCGAGTAACGACCACAGCATCTACGGACGGAAGAACATACTTGATTATGTGATGTGCTTCTGTAAATCCCTCGGCAAGACTATCAAGCTGAGTTTCACCGTTGTGTATCAATTCTTTCGTTTTCTCGTATTCTTTGCCAAACAGTCTCAATGCTTCATCAGCGTCAATCAGCCTCATCGCTGTCACCTCCGTCCATCTTCGCGCCGCATGCAGGACAGTAGTTGGTAAATTTAGCGATCAGGTTATATCCCCGTTTGCACTCTGGGCAGATAATAATTCCACTCTCATCTTCAATCCACTGTGCGTGCACCACTGGCGCAACGTCAGCGGCGGGGGCATCCTCGATCATGTCGATTGCGTCACCGGTGCCGCACGCACGGCATCTTACTCCGTTGTAGCTATTGCAGCCTATGCAATAAACTTCTTTGATGCGATTAATTGTCGCCTCGCGGCTTATGAATTCAGCCATTGTCAGCCCTCCTGTTCCATGCTTCGATTGCTAATAGATGATTCAGGTACCAATGTGTTCTCGGTTCGATTGGACAGTCTCTATTTGGGAAGCATGCCCGAAAGCAGTGACCGTTTCTCTGCATAACGCCCTTGGCTCCGCAAAACGGGCAGGGTTTTAATTCAAACATCTTCCATCACTCCACCTCCTGCATCTTACTAATCACTTGTCGGATCACATCGCCACCATAAGCGTCTTTCGTCAACTCCAAGAATTCCGTCAGTGTCATCATGCCATGCTTAAGGTCAACACCTCGGTCTCGGGCAAACTGCTTTCTCCCCATGTCACACGAGCCGGTCAAGCGGTGATGCCAGTCGTAAAAGTACTGCGTCGGATACGTTCTTCCCTCGTCTGTCTCGCGCAGGAACGCATCAATTCGCTCTTCTTCCGGCATATCCTCAAAAAGCTTATCGCGCAAGGCCTCCATTGCTTCGCGCAGCGTTTCGCCGTGCGCAAAAAACCCGTCCTGCTTGACGATGTAGCACGGTGTAAGCGTCAAATCACCGTTCAAGATTGCCCCGTGCGCAGTGTTGCCGCGCACGGAACGAATCAGCGTATTGACACCGTCAATTCGATAAACCGTTTTCCGGTTGAAACTCTTAATTCCGTCGCCGTAGCCGGAGCCGGAGCCGGAGCCGTCGCCGTAGCCGGAGCCGTCGCCGTCGCCGTAGCCGGAGCCGTCGCCGTCGCCGTAGCCGGAGCCGTCGCCGTCGCCGGAGCCGTCGCCGTCGCCGTAGCCGGAGCCGTCGCCGTAGCCGGAGCCGTCG